CTAAGATTTCGCAGAGATGAAGCCAGCCCTGCGGTTCTGGCAGGTCTCTGTGCCTTCTAAGTGAAAGTCAAAACCTAGATTCGAGTTTAGTGAAAGGGTGTCATGAACGTACCGCCTTTCGATGAGTATTACCCCGATGAAAGCAACATGGGTCGAGATCAGAAACGATTCTACAGTGTCTTTCGTCGTGCTGCACAAAGAGGTGAATTCACTGATATTGGCGGTCAAGTTTCATATGTTTTCTGCTACGCATATGAGCTAATCAACAACAAGGAGCCCAAGGAATCCTTGCAATCTCTCATTGAACTGGCAGAACTCTACAAGGCCGATCCGAAGTTGCCAGGGTATCTTCACTCTTGGGCGGCCGACTGTGCAATTCTGATTGGCGACCACGCACGGGCAATCGAACTCATGCCCGAGCCAGGACTTGGGGCGACATGGACCCTTGCCGCGTCAATTAGACTGACCCTGAGAAACTCCCTGAATCTTCCCCCCGAACCTCGTGAGCTGATTGCTATTGTCGGTCCAAGAGTCACTCGGTTTGGGCGAGAGAACTTGATTGAAGTTGAGCAGTATATCTCAAGCCATATCGAGGAAGTGAAATCTCGATCAGAGAATATAATCTCGGACTGGATTAGAAAATTTCAGATCAGTGCGTCTCCCTTTTATCCATTCACTGGCGTACCACTCCAGCGAGGTTGGGAAACTGAGTGCATCACCTATCATTTTAGTCTCAACCAAGAGTTTCGAGACTTCGTTGCTAACTTAATCCGTGGCGCCGAGAATGCACTAAGAGTAGATATGGGGCTGCCCCGTGTTGGTGAAGGCTGGTTCTCTGAAACCCATCTCTATTATCAATTGAAGGATGCCTTCAAAGACCAGCGAGTACTTCAGCACGCGCGACCTCCATGGTTGGGTCGTCAACATCTCGATGTCTATTTGCCTGAGCTTCTTGTCGCCGTTGAGTTTCATGGAGCGCAACATGATGGTCCCGTAGAGTTCTTCGGTGGCCAGAAGGCGTTCGAAGAAAATCAAGCCCGGGACGAGCGGAAAAGAATCGCGTGCAAGCGAAATGGAGTTAGATTATTCGAAGTAAGGGCAGGGTACGATCTTGAGAGGTTGATTGAAGAAATCAAGTCCCACAGCGAATAATGCTATTTGCAAAGTAAGACTCGCCGTTCGCGAATACGGCCATTCTGCTGAAGTTTGAAGGCCCTCAAGCCACTAGAAACAGCGTTGGGGTGATCGGCCGGGCTTAAGTTCTTCAATTCAGTCTCGCCACGTTTGTTGTGCTGACAAGTTTGTCGCTGGTGTTTGGTTTGATCTCAAACCAAATCCGAGGAGTATCTCAGGAACTCCCCCAAGATCGCCCCCGGCAGCCGCGCCGTCGCCTCCCTCGCCAACCCATCAAAGTCCAGCTTTTTCGGCATCTTCACCTGCCGCAGCAGGAGGAACACCGGCACGGTTTGCGCCCCAGTCAGTACCCCATCCCGCCGACGCCGGCCACCCTTTGCCGCAGCTAACCCGCGTAAGTTCAGCCGCGCATCATCAGCGACCAGCAGGCTCGGCCCGTTCCTGCGATAGACAAAGCGCAGGCGCATGCCGGTGCGCTGTTCCCATCGCCCAGGCGTGATGCGCTGGCGGCCGAGGCCGGTGAGGCCCGCCGCGGGTAGGGGGATGGCGAGCCAGAGGCCATCCTTGCCACGGATCAGCACGCCGCCATCGAAGGCGTGCAGAATGTCGGGCGCCTTGGTCCAGATGAGGCTGGCGGCGCGAAGGGACGTGCCCGATCGCGGGAAGTCGGCCTGCCGAACAGAGTTGGCGAGGCGCGATCCCAGGCCCGAGGCCCGAACCTGCCCGCGCCAGTCGTCGCGCAGGCCCCGCCCGGCGGCAAAGACGCCGCGGGTGACGGCGGCCTCGGCCTCTTGCAGGATCTCGGTGGCGATCGCCGCCAGATCGCCGTCGATGCGGGCCCCGATCCTCATATCTCCCGCGCCTCTGCCTTCCAGGCGTGGCGCAGGGCGTCGCGCAGGGGTTCGCCCCGGACCTCGTAGATCACGCCGCCGATCTCGAACGTGTCGCCCGGAGCAAGGCCGCCCAGCGCGGCGCATTCGACGTCGATTGTCACGCTGTCGGTAACGAAGCGTCCTTCGCCGAAGCCCGTCACCGCATCCGGCCGCCGAAGCATCACGCGGACGGCGACCGGCGCACCCGCTCCGCCTGATCGCCAGAGCGCATCCTGCGCGAGGTTCGGATCGCGGAAGAGGGCCGCCGTGGCCGAAGCGAAGGCCGACATTTCAGGTTGCGCCCCCGTTTAGTCGCACGATGCCAGTCGTGTCGCCAACGCCGCCCGCTACGGCCTGCGTGGCGATGCCGATCCGCGTGTTACCTGTCAGGACGTTTGTGGTCCGGCTGTTCGCCGCATCCCAATAGATCGTCTGGCCGACCGTCCAGGCCTGCGACGGGGCCTTCGGCAGCGCAAACACGCCCACCAGCCGGATCACGGCGGTCTCGCCGATGGCAGCCGCGCCCTCGGCCACGCCGAAGATGCTGCCGACCAGCACGCCCTGGCCGGAGGCAATGACGGCCGCAGCCGTGATGTTGATGGTTTCGCCATTGGCGATGAAGTTCTTCATCGGGGTTCTCCTTCAAAGGTGGGGGTCAGACGCCCGCGTTGCGGAAGAGGCCGCGCCAGTCGATGGCCTTGGCGGCGAAGTCGTGGCGGGCCTTGATCTCGATGCCGTCCACCTCGAAGCCGGAGCGGGTCTCGGTGAAGACGCCCTGCTGGCCTTCGAGATAGGCGAACTCGATCGTGTCGATGCGCGAGGGATCAGCGGCGAGGAACCAAGGGTCTGGCCCGGCGGCGGGGATCAGGCGGGCTTCCTCGATCGGCTCAAGGCGATTGGCGAAGGCATTGACCCCGGCGACTGCATTCGGGGTCGTGGCGGTGACGTTCTTGCGCGCCTCAACCGACCGGACCCCCGGCGGGGTGATAATGTAGCGCGGCAGGACGCTGATCTGCCGCCCTTCCAGCCCGCGCTGGTTGCCGAAGAGGCGGTAAGCCTCGGCCAGGGTGGTTTCCGAGATGGTTCCGGCCGTGCCGAGGTTGGCGTGGGAGGCGTGGAACAGCGGGTTGCCGTCGGCCATGTTGGGGTTGGTCGAGAGGATCGAATAGACGAGGTCGCTTTCGAGATCAGCCGCCGCCGCGCCAAAAGCCGAGGGGATGCGGGTGAAGGCGTCGAGGTCGTCGTTGATCAGGGTCTGGCGGGTGATGCCCACGATCCGGCCGTAGGTCACCAGCGCATAGACCTCGCGGCTTTCGCCGATGGTGCCATAGGTGAACTCGCCAGATTCCGGCACACGCAGGAGGTCCGGCGCTCCGCCCAGCTGGTTGCGGGCGACCGGCTTGAAGTCGGTGATGACGGCCTGCCGCGCCCAGGCGGTGAAGGTGCGGGGTGTGGTGTCATAGGCCGCACGGAGGGTCTTGTTAGCGACGTTGGCCAGGATCAGGGGGAAGTCGCTGGTCGAATGCAGGCCTGAACGGCCGATGAGGGCCTCGGTTGCGAGTTCCATTTTCGACATGCCGCGAGTTGCGATGCCGCGCCGATCAAGGGCGTGGCGGGCCAGTTCGAGGAGAGTGAGCCCGCGGAATTCCCGGGCGCGGTCGGTCAGCTGGGCCCGACCGGGGTTGTGACGGTGCAGCAGCGCTTCGGACATCGCGTCGCGATAGGCGGCATCAGCCGCCCCGGTGCCGCGGGCGGTGGCCGCTACGGGTTCGGACCCCCGGGCGGCGGGGGCATCGGCCTCGGCCAGCTTGTCGAGGATTGCGGCACGGGCGGCGTCAAGCGAGAGACCGCGCCGGATCAGATCGGCGGCGAAGCCTGCGCCCAGCGCATGGCGTTCGCAGAGCGCCAGTACCTCGGCCGCGGCGCGGTTTGCCTCGGTGCGGATGGCATCGGGGGTGGGTTCGGCTACGGGTGCGACGGGCGAGGGCGGCGCGGTGCGGGTGTCCGGGGCGGCTTGGGGCATGGCGGCTGCAGCCTGAGCTTCAGGCGTTTGGTTCTCGGGCATGGTGGTCCTCGTCTGGTTCGGGGAAGGGGCGGGCGCTTCGGCCTGGGTGAGGAGGCAGGGGGTGAGGGCTTCAGGGCGGGTGGTGCCGGTCGCCGCTTCAGCGCCGCGGATATGCGCGCCGGGATCGGCGGGCATGGCGACGGCGGAGATCTCCATCGGCTCCCAGTCGACGGCGCGCCACAGCTCGCGGCTCCCCTGGGCTTTCGTGATGTCGTAGCGGTGCACCCGGTAGCCGACGGAGACGGCCGAGACCGTGCCATCCATGATCCGCTGCACGATCGGCGCGGCATCGGGGGCCGAAGTCAGCCGGACCCGGGCAAAGCCCTGGCCGCCCTCAATCCGGGCCGTGCCGGGCAGAACCGCACCCACGACAGATTCCAGCCCCCAGGATCGGTGCGAGTCCAGAAACGGCGCGCCTGCATTCAGGCGGTCCATCCGCACGGCGCCGGGCGTGACGACCAGTTCCTCGTCATATTCGACGACATCATCCCAGCCCTCATAGCGCCTCCGCTGCACGGTGGCGCCGGTCGTCCAGATAACATCGATCGTCATGTCGCCGCCCTCGCCGCGTACAAGCCGCAGCGAGGCCTCCCGCGTGATCAGCGGGAGGTTCAGGGTTTCCGGGGGCATGGGATTACCTTTCGTCGGGGGGCGGGTCGCGATCCGTCGCGTCCACGGCTTGCGCGAGACCCGCGCGGCTGACCCGGCGCGGGTCGGCATCGAAGATCAGGCCCAGCTGATCGAAGAGGGCGGCATACTTCTGCCATTCCTCGACCACCTCGCGGGGGTCATAGCCGCGCCGGGCGATCTGCTGGGCGGGGGTGGAGAACCCGGCGCGGACCTCCATCAGATCGGCGGTGACGTCCTGCAGCGGGTTCACGCTCTCGAACCGGGGCGGGGCCCATTCGACGGCGATCTCCGGCTGGGGCAATGCACCGGCGGTCCAGGCGGCCTCCATCACCCAATCCCAGATGCGCTGGCAAAACATCGGGATCACGACCTGCCATTGCACGGCTTCAACCATCCGGCGGAACTC